AAAAGCGGTGAGCATTTACGCCTGAAAACGCTGGAAAGTGTCTGGATCCAGGGGAAACTGCGTATGTGGGGGCGTTGGTCGTATATTGGCGACGGTAAGACGGGAAATATGTTCAACCAATTACTGACCTCTAAAAAGCTGACAAAAACGGCAATTAACGAGGCGCTCCGGAGGATGAAAAAAGCGGGTCTGGACAAACCTGAACTTGAGGCTTTTTTGCGGGATATGATCAACGGCAATCAAAAAAGCTGGCTGGCACATTGTACCGATTCAGAGGCGTTAATAATCGATAGGGTTATTGGTGAAGTACTGGCAGGTTATCCCGGGCTGCTCAATGTTCTGAGTCAGCGTTATGTGGGGCGGGGGATGACTAAGCGCAAAATGGCTGAATTGCTGAATGATGCACATCCGGAATGGAGTTTAAGAACCTGTGAAAGACGCATTGAGCATTGGCTAAAGGTGGCAGAATTTATTTTGTACAAACCAATGGTTATGGCTTTTGGTATAGAGAAAAAAGTTATTGCTTTTTGACGTAAAAACTGCTTCAATTCCGGTAAGCTTCGCAAAGCTGTACCGCGAGGCGAATAGCAGACATGGACATTTGAAAGAGCCCGCTTTTTGCGGGTTTTTTTATGACTGAAAAACGGCACGGGGCGTTAAACGCGCTGGTGGTTGCTAATACCGGTCTTTCAACTTGCTGGCTTTTTCGACAAGAGTTATTGGTATGTCACGTTAACCGGAAAAGGGAAAAAGACATGCTAAAACAGCAGGATATGACAGAAACCGCCAGAGTGGTGTTTAATGAATTAAGCGTTACCGAACCGGCGACAGTCGGGGAGATTGCGCAGAATACTTACCTTTCACGCGAACGCTGCCAGTTAATACTGACCCAGCTGGTTATGGCGGGTCTGGCAGACTATCAGTGCGGTTGTTACAGACGCATTCAGTCCTGAAGGCTTTTTATTTGTGGTAAATGGGCGGCTGGTGGGGGGGGGCGGCACCTGTCAGTCCTTTGCTTATGTGTTGATGATAATTTACCTTTTGGGGCTATAATTGAGCTAACCAATTGCTAATGAAAGTAAAATTATAATGGCTGTTGTCTGTTCAGTTATCATGGTTTGCTCCCCAATTAATATTTTTCTTGAAAAGGATACGTTGTCACTTAAGCCAGGCTCAGTCGTTCTGGCCACCAAATGCATCAGGGAGCTTTTCCTTATGCATTATGGCAAAGTTAAAATTGTCGATATAAGCGAATCCGTCGTAAGTCAATATCTGGAAAGTCAGCATAAGCTGACGAGGACTCGTCTGACTGACATTCCGCTTTACCTGTTGCTGGAACCCAACAATCCTGCGTTGGCTGCGGCTTTAATTACCAGCCAGGGATTTTCCGGAGAGGTCACGGATATGTTTCTTATGATGGCCTGCCTGTCTCTGTTTGAAACAGATGAACGGATGTCATTGTTTTTAAGTGGATGTTTATCCAGCATAAGTGCCAAAGTCAGGGCGATAATTCAGACAGATATATCAGCAAGCTGGACGCTTGGTGCGATTGCTCTACAGTTGCATATGAGTGAGAGTTTGTTAAAGACAAAACTGAAAAATGAAGGGGGCATGTTCAGTCGCTTGTTGCTGGAAGAGCGGATGCGTGTTGCTGTAAATATGTTATGTTCCCGGTATGGATATGGACAGGCTGTAGCAGAAAAATGTGGTTATTCAAGCCGGTCCTACTTTATTTCTGTATTTCACCGCTATTATGGCTTCCCGCCAGACAGATATGTATCCAGGCAAGGGCTTGATTATTGATTTTCATCTGATTATTATTTTTTGGCTCGGCCCTTTAGCTCAGTGGTGAGAGCGAGCGACTCATAATCGCCAGGTCGCTGGTTCAAATCCAGCAAGGGCCACCATCACAAACCGCCATTAGCTTATCAGGAAGAGCAGACGACACCATAACAGGGTTGTTGGTGCGGGGCCGGGTCCCCGATGGCGGTCCATTATCGGTATTCTGCGTTGTTAGCTCAGCCGGACAGAGCAATTGCCTTCTAAGCAATCGGTCAGTGGTTCGACTCCACTACAACGCGCCACACTTATTTTCCAGGCTCGCTTCGGCGGGCCTTTTTTGTATCTGCGCCACGCCCGGCGCATACCAACCACAGAGCCTTTCGGGGGTGAGCTTACGGAGTGGTCAGTGTGACTTTCTCTGTGGGCAGATCGCTCCCGGGCGTTGGCTCACCCACCCAAAGGAACGTCACGATGTTTGGAATCTTCAAAAAGAAAACCCGCAGAGCGGCAACGGAAATTAAAAAGTTTGAAAAACGCGATCTGGCACAGGTGGTGATTAACGCCGCATACCTGGTGGCCTGTGCAGATGGTGAATGTGAGGCATCCGAGAAAGCGAAGATCGAACAGGTACTGCGTAATCAGCCTGCGCTGTCCGCGTTTACGTCAGAAATTAATGCGATTAGCGCAACCATTATCGGTCAGCTGGATACGAACTTTAAAACTGGTCGTCGTGCGGCGTTACGTGAGATTGAGGATGTGAAACACGATACGCGTGAAGCGGAAGATGTGCTGGATGTGGCGGTGGCCATTGCGGAGGCAGACGGCGAAATTGAGCCGGAAGAGCGCAAGGTGCTGGAAGAGATTGCCGGTGTTCTGGGTCTTCGTCTGGAGAATCACCTGTGACGGTAAAACTGCGCCTGGCTGTGGCTGCACTCCTGCTGTTTCTGGTGGTGATGGTGGATTTCACCAGCAGAATCATGTCGGTGCTGGCGGATGGGGTGCTGGTCTGCGGCATTGTGGTATTGCTGTGGCCGGTGATAAAAAGAAACAGCCTGCATAATGCTTGATTTTTTTGTTTGCTGTTTATTAAAAACACTTCTGCATGGTGAATCCCCCTGTGCGGAGGGGCGATCAGCAACCAGGTATATGGGATAATCGCGGATTCAGGTGCTGATACTGAATTCACCGGGAGGCACCCGGCACCATGCTTTGCCACAAAAGTGTTGTTTCTGTTTTTCTCAAACTATCATCGTTATCCCTTTATTTCCGGCTGCGCATGGCGCGGCTTTTTTTTACGACCAGCCACTGGCAGATGGTCATCCTGTGATTTGATTCCGGTTCCGGCTTTTTAACTCTGTTCCTGTACACGGGAGAAATTCGATGTCGATTAAACATTATGATGTTGTCAGGGCGGCGTCGCCGTCAGACCTTGCGGAAAAGCTGACACACAAACTGAAAGAGGGCTGGCAGCCGTTTGGTAGTCCGGTGGCCATAACCCCTTATACCCTGATGCAGGCGATTACAGCAGAAGGTGATGTGGTGGTCAGTGGTGCAACTGAGCCGGATTGGTACTACGTCATCGTACTGGCCGGGCAGTCCAATGCCATGGCTTACGGTGAAGGGCTTCCGCTGCCGGATTCATACGATGCTCCGGATCCGCGCATTAAACAGCTGGCGCGCCGCAGTACAGTGACGCCGGGTGGGGCTGCCTGCAGATATAACGATATTATTCCGGCCGACCACTGCCTGCATGATGTGCAGGATATGAGTACGCTGAATCATCCGAAGGCAGACCTGAGCAAAGGGCAGTACGGCTGTGTCGGCCAGGGGTTACATATTGCCAAAAAACTGCTCCCGTATATCCCGAATAACGCGGGGATCCTGCTGGTACCATGCTGTCGTGGTGGTTCGGCATTTACCCAGGGCGCGGAGGGGATATTCAGCGAGTCCACGGGGGCCAGCCAGGATTCGGCGCGCTGGGGTGTGGGTAAACCGTTATATCAGGACCTGATTGCGCGCACCAAAGCTGCATTACAGAAGAACCCGAAAAATGTGTTGCTGGCGGTGTGCTGGATGCAGGGAGAGTTTGACATGAGCGCCGCCACCCACGCACAGCAACCTGCGCTGTTTACAGCCATGCTGACACAGTTTCGTGCTGACCTCTCCGTGTTTAACGCGCAGTGCCATGGTGGCAGTGCTGCAGATGTGCCGTGGATTTGTGGTGACACGACGTATTACTGGAAAAATACATACGCTACCCAGTACGACACCGTGTACGGCGGGTATAAAAACAGGGAGAGTGAGGGCGTTTATTTTGTGCCCTTCATGACAGACGGTAACGGCGTCAATACCGCCACTAACGCGCCGGCAGAAGATCCGGATATTCCGGCATCAGGATATTACGGTGCGGCATCGAGAACGAATGGAAACCAGGTATCATCAAACCGCCCGACACATTTCAGTTCATGGGCGCGCAGGAGCATTATTCCGGATCGTCTGGCAACCGCTATTCTGAACGCAGCCGGGCGCACCTCAGCCTTCATCAGTGGTAAAGCACCGGAAATCAAACCCTCGCCCGGCGGCAACACGCCATCGGGTCCGTCTGCAGATACGTCCGTTCGCACAATCTCCCTGCTGCCGGCAGCCGGAGAGGCTGCTGCGCAGGCTGGAGCATTAACGATGGCGGAATTCAGTTGTCAGATGGTGTATTTAGATCACCAGGCAGAGCATAAACCTGGTCCCTGACGCATCCGGTGGATGACGCAATTACCCTGCTGACACAGGGCGGCAGACTGACCTGTAAGTTCCGCCTGTCAGGCGCACTGACCAACAATCAGTTCGGGCTGGGGATTTATCTGTATACGGACGCTCCCGTTCCTGATGGTGTGGCGATGACGGGTACCGGTAATCCGTTCCTGATGTCGTACTTCACTCAGACCACTGACGGCAGAGTGAATCTGATGCATCACAGGAAAGCCGGAAACACGAAGCTGGGGGAGTTCGGCGATTACGGTAACGACTGGCAGACGCTGGAGCTGGTGTTCACCGCCGGCAGTGCCACGGTTACTCCGAAACTGAATGGAGTGGCTGGCCCGGCATTCCAGGTTATAAAAGACAGTCTGACACTGGGACTGAATGCGCTGACGCTGACGGATGTTACAAAAAATGCAGCGTATGGCGTTGAGATAGAAAGTCTGATGCTGGAGATAAATGCACCGGCAGCATAATAAAAAAAGCCAGCGACTGACCTGAAAAAGAAGACGCTGGCTAAAAGGCCTTATATGTTTGTAGAGACTTATTTTTCACAGACAGCAATGATGCCTGTCAATATATTATCAATATGCGGATTGTTTCAGTTACAGATGCTTTATTAAGGAAAAAAACAGCCAGCACTGACTTTCGGTGGAGAGGTGCTGGCTCAAAAGGATAGATGTACTTCACATGTTGCTTCTATATGGCAGTACATTTTCTGACAGACAGTGACGGATGTTGTCAAGATATTGTGTCATTTATAACCTGAATCGGGGGAGGCCGGAATGTTATCTGGCATTTTTAGCAGAGCCTGAATGCCATAATCACGGCTCCCGGCGTTGGCCGTCAGTGGGTGACACTGGCGGCTTTTTTGTTTTCCTTTACTTTCATTTTCTGTTGGCGGTGACGGAGACATACATCAGATGGAAAAAATCACAACGGGTGTGTCATACACCACGTCAGCGGTGGGGACGGGATACTGGTTACTGCAGCTGCTGGACAAAGTCTCTCCGTCCCAGTGGGTGGCGATAGGCGTGCTGGGGAGTCTGCTGTTTGGGCTGCTGACATATCTGACGAACCTGTATTTCAAGATTAAAGAAGACCGGCGTAAGGCGGCGCGGGGAGAGTAAAGTGATGAAGAAAAAATACGAACTGGTTGTTAAAGGGATAAATAATTACCCGGATAAGATTACTGTTACTGTGGCACCGGAAATTGGTGGGTATCCGTCACTGTTGTTGCCAGATGTGGCGATTAGTCTTGACCGTACTGAAGGTGCCACGCTGGAGTTTTACGAAGCTGAGGCGAAAAAGCAGGCGAAGCAGTTTTTCATGGATGTTGCTGCCGGGTTATGTGAAGGGGATGGTCCGTTACCGGAAAAGCGTCCCGTAATTTTAGAGGCGCAGGATGTGTTGATAACCTACAGAGGAAAACTACCGGGAATAATTACGGGTTCTCTGAAGACTCCACCGCTGGCCTGAAGACTTAACATATCCAGGGATTTGAAATCGATAAACCCTGATAAATATCCATGAACGCAAAAATCAGATACGGCCTGTCGGCTGCCGTTCTGGCGCTGATTGGTGCAGGGGCGTCTGCGCCTGAAATCCTCGACCAGTTTCTGGATGAAAAGGAAGGTAACCACACCACAGCATACCGTGATGGTGCGGGTATCTGGACCATCTGCCGTGGAGCCACCCGGGGGGATGGTAAGCCTGTTATTCCTGGCATGAAGCTGTCGAAGGAAAAATGCGACCGGGTTAACGCCATTGAGCGTGATAAGGCGCTGGCATGGGTGGAGAAAAACATCAGAGTGCCGCTGACCGAACCCCAGAAAGCGGGGATCGCGTCATTCTGTCCGTACAACATTGGCCCCGGTAAGTGTTTCCCGTCGACGTTTTACAGACGGATTAATGCAGGAGATCGAAAAGGTGCCTGCGAAGCGATTCGCTGGTGGATTAAGGACGGTGGCAGGGACTGCCGTATTCGCTCAAATAACTGTTACGGTCAGGTATCCCGTCGTGACCAGGAGAGCGCGCTGGCGTGCTGGGGAATCGACAGATAAGCAGAATATTTTGCTGAAAAATGAGGTTTGCTTACATGGACGGATAACACGAAATCCTGCAAATTGGCAAAATGTAAGTGAATAAAGTCAAAGCAGTTGTTTAACACTCAGGCACCGTAATGATGCCTTTGTCATTTCTGCGCATCTCACGCGCATCTCACAACACAGAACCTTTCAGGATGACCCTTGAGGATACCGGTTTGGCTGTCGGTGCCTTTCTGTGGGCTGGATTCCTGTGAGACAAGGTTCATCACTAAAAGGAAATAACCGATGAATATGATGGCCGTGCCGTTTCACGGCAACTCTCTTTATGTAGTTAACCATAATGGCGAACCATACGTTCCCATGAAACCTGTCGTTGCGGGGATGGGGCTGGCCTGGCAATCACAGTTGGCTAAGTTAAGACAGCGTTTTGCGTCAACTATAACGGAAATCGTTATGGTTGCTGAGGATGGGAAACAACGCAATATGGTGTCCATGCCACTTCGAAAACTTGCCGGCTGGCTACAAACCATTAATCCCAACAAAGTAAAACCCGAAATCCGCGATAAGGTCATCCGGTATCAGGAAGAGTGCGACGATGTTCTTTACGAGTACTGGACGAAGGGTTTTGTCGTTAATCCCCGTAAAATGAGCGTGATGGAAGAACTCAACCAGGCTTGTGCTGACATGAAACGGGATAAAAACATTGCCAGTGTGTTTGCTACCGGGCTGAATGAGTGGAAACAGGTTAAAGCCGCGCATGTATCAAAAATCCGTACGCTGGTAAATGAAGCGAATATGCTGATTGATTTTGTCCTGGCTGATACAGGCAAAGGGAAAATAACAAAGGCGGATTGATGGGGTGGCTAATGATATCAGATAAACTCATAACGCTGGTGAAGAGCCTCTGTGTACTTGTCGGCATTTCATTTTCACTAATGCTGGTTGCTCTTTTTCTTTCCATGGCCTGGATGGCGTTGACTTCGGCAGGGCTGGTGGGGTGAGCATAAACCGAATGCTTTCCGCGTTTACCGTTATTCTGCTGGTGGTCTGTGGTGCGCTTAGTCTGGGGCTGAATCATTACCGCGATAACGCCATAACCTACAAAGAGCAGCGCGATAAAAAAGTCAGTGAGCTGGAGCTGGCAAATGCAACCATTACTGATATGCAGCAGCGCCAGCGTGATGTTGCTGCACTTGATGCCAGATACTCGAGGGAATTAGCTGATGCGAGAGCTGAAAATGAAACTCTGCGTGCTGATGTTGCCGCTGGTCGTAAGCGCCTGCGCATCAACGCCAACTGTCCAGGCTCCTTGCGTAAAGCCCCCATCACCTCCGGCGTGGATAATGCAACCGGTCCCCGACTGGCAGAAGCCGCTGAACGGGATTATTTCATCCTCAGAGAACGGCTGATGGCAATGCAGAAGCAACTGGAAGGAGCACAGGAATATATCCGTACCCAGTGTATACCGTGATGTTTTGTTACGAAGGTGTTACTGGTAACGTTAAGGTAATTTAACAAAGAGTCAGTTCCGGACTTTATAGTGTGCTCAGTTCATGGCCAAAAACGATTTCTGTGATAAATATTTTGAATATTATTTACAGGTAAATGGAGTGGGGCACATGGATAGAAATATTACAATAGAGTATGAAGTATATGCCCGTATTGTATGGGCAGAGAAGGCAAAAACATGGTAATTCCGTGTGTTGCCATGATACCTGATTGGCAGAATTGTTGTTTGGTTTTGAGTATATAGTCAGCGTCTTTTGTTCGGTAATTGCTCTTTCAATTAAAATGCCAGATATGATTTGCTTTTCTTTGTTGTTTAGTTTTTTTGTATATTATTTTTATTGTTTTTATATAATTAGTTTTTTATTGTTGTCTTATTAAGGACGGTAAATTCAGGATGGCAGTCTGTAGATAAACGGAGGTTACTTATGCTACATGATCACCTGGCAGAATGTCTGGAGAAAAAAGGACTGTACCGGAGAGCAGCTGAACGATGGGCAAAAGTGATGGTACAGCTAAGTGATGACCAGAAAAGAAAAGTGGCGGCACAGAAACGAGCAGAGTGTTTGCGTAAGGCGCGCCGGACTCCGGTTTCACCGGTGAACCTGACCGAAATAAAACAAGCGGTCAACAGACTACATTCTGAGTTGGGAATGGGATTTGAAGAGCGGCGGGTATTCCGACGATATAAAGGGACAGGAGAACAGAATACGTCCGGAAACGCGCGGTCAAAAAAATGCTAAAAAATATCTGAGAGCGTTATTGCCTGTTACCATAAGAAAAAGCGACTTTAGTGGTCGCTTTTTGTGTCATATATAAGTCGTTTAAGTAAACCTGTCTGAACAGGTTCTCTGGTCGTGTTTGTCTTTGTTGGGTACAAATTGAGAATATTTTTCATTAATTAATCTTCTTCTGCAGGCTTCAATAACCCACGCTGAAAAATTTCCTGAACCTTTCAGATCAAGAGCGATGTTAATTTGTTCAATCATCTGGTTTGGAAATCGGATGTTGCGGGTTGTTGTTCTGCGGGTTCTGTTCTTTGATGACATAATGTTGCCCCATATTCAGTGTTGCTGATTTGTATTATCTGAAGTTGCTTTTACGTTAATTTGATGCAGATCAATTAATACGATACCTGCGTCATAATTGATTATTTGACGTGGTTTGATGGCGTAGATGCACGTTGTGACATGTAGATGATAATTATTATCATTTTGCGGGTCCTTTCCGGCGATCCGACCGGTTACGGGGCGGCGACCTCGCGGGTTTTCGCTATTTATGAAAATTTTCCGGGGAAAATCATGTCGGTACTTCTCGAACATAACTATTTGTTTTTTCTAATATCGAATCCGTAAAGGTCCGACATGAAAACGCCTGAAAAAGTCATTTTCGGGCACTTTCATGTCGGACCCTGTATTTGTTGTGAGACTGTTTCATGAAGGTTAATAAAAAGAAACTTGCCGAAATTTTCAACGTGGATCCGCGAACGATTGAACGCTGGCAGTCTCAGGGGCTCCCTTGCGTCTCCGGAGGTGGTAAGGGCGTTGAATCTGTATTTGATACCGCCACGGCAATTCAGTGGTATGCGCAGAGGGAAGCTGATATCGAAAATGAAAAACTCCGTAAAGAGGTTGAGGATTACAGGGCTGCCAGCGAGGCAGATCTCCAGCCTGGGACTATTGAGTACGAATGCCATCGACTTACGCGTGCGCAGGCTGACGCCCAGGAGCTGAAGAATGCCAGAGACTCCGCAGAAGTGGTGGAAACCGCATTCTGTACTTTCGTGCTGTCACGGATCGCAGGTGAAATTGCCAGTATTCTTGACGGGATCCCTCTCTCAGTACAGCGGCGTTTTCCGGAACTGGAAAACCGACATGTTGATTTCCTGAAACGGGATATTATCAAAGCCATGAACAAAGCAGCCGCGCTGGATGAACTGATACCGGGGTTGCTGAGTGAATATATCGAACAGTCAGATTGATATTCTGCGGCGTGATGTACGCGCCGGGCTGCGAGCCCTGTTCAGGCCGGAGCCACAGACTGCCGTTGAATGGGCGGATGCCAGTTACTATCTCCCGAAAGAATCCGCATACCAGGAAGGGCGCTGGGAAACACTACCCTTTCAGCGGGCTATCATGAATGCGATGGGCAGCGACTACATCCGCGAGGTGAATGTGGTGAAGTCTGCCCGTGTTGGTTATTCAAAAATGCTGCTGGGTGTTTATGCCTACTTCATAGAGCATAAGCAGCGTAACACCCTTATCTGGTTGCCGACGGATGGTGATGCCGAGAACTTTATGAAAACCCACGTCGAGCCTACCATCCGCGATATTCCGTCGCTGCTGTCTCTGGCCCCGTGGTATGGCAAAAAGCACCGGGATAACACGCTCACTATGAAGCGTTTCACCAATGGTCGTGGCTTCTGGTGCCTGGGCGGTAAAGCGGCAAAAAACTACCGTGAAAAGTCGGTTGATGTGGCGGGTTATGATGAACTTGCTGCCTTTGATGAGGATATTGAACAGGAAGGCTCTCCGACGTTCCTGGGTGACAAGCGTATTGAAGGCTCGGTCTGGCCAAAGTCCATCCGTGGCTCCACGCCCAAAGTGAGAGGCACCTGCCAGATTGAGCGTGCAGCCAGTGAATCCCCGCATTTTATGCGTTTTCATGTTGCCTGCCCGCACTGCGGGGAGGAGCAGTATCTTAAATTTGGCGACAAAGAGACGCCGTTTGGCCTCAAATGGACGCCGGATGACCCCTCCAGCGTGTTTTATCTCTGCGAGCATAATGCCTGCGTCATCCGCCAGCAGGAGCTGGACTTTACTGATGCCCGTTATATCTGCGAAAAGACCGGGATCTGGACCCGTGATGGCATTCTCTGGTTTTCGTCATCCGGTGAAGAGATTGAACCGCCTGACAGTGTGACCTTTCACATCTGGACGGCGTACAGCCCGTTCACCACCTGGGTGCAGATTGTCAAAGACTGGATGAAGACGAAAGGGGATACGGGAAAACGTAAAACCTTCGTGAACACCACGCTCGGTGAGACGTGGGAAGCGAAAATCGGCGAACGTCCGGATGCTGAAGTGATGGCAGAGCGGAAAGAGCATTATTCAGCGTCCGTTCCTGATCGTGTGGCTTACCTGACCGCCGGTATCGACTCCCAGCTGGACCGCTACGAAATGCGCGTATGGGGATGGGGGCCGGGTGAGGAAAGCTGGCTGATTGACCGGCAGATTATTATGGGCCGCCACGACGATGAACAGACGCTGCTGCGTGTGGATGAGGCCATCAATAAAACCTATACCCGCCGGAATGGTGCAGAAATGTCGGTATCCCGTATCTGCTGGGATACTGGCGGGATTGACCCGACCATTGTGTATGAACGCTCGAAAAAACATGGGCTGTTCCGGGTGATCCCCATTAAAGGGGCATCCGTCTACGGAAAGCCGGTGGCCAGCATGCCACGTAAGCGAAACAAAAACGGGGTTTACCTTACCGAAATCGGTACGGATACCGCGAAAGAGCAGATTTATAACCGCTTCACACTGACGCCGGAAGGGGATGAACCGCTTCCCGGTGCCGTTCACTTCCCGAATAACCCGGATATTTTTGATCTTACCGAAGCGCAGCAACTGACTGCTGAAGAGCAGGTCGAAAAATGGGTGGATGGCAGGAAAAAAATACTGTGGGACAGCAAAAAGCGACGCAATGAGGCGCTCGACTGCTTCGTTTATGCGCTGGCGGCGCTGCGCATCAGTATTTCCCGCTGGCAGCTGGATCTCAGTGCACTGCTGGCGAGCCTGCAGGAAGAGGATGGTGCAGCAACCAACAAGAAAACACTGGCAGAATACGCCCGTGCCTTATCCGGAGAGGATGAATGACGCGACAGGAAGAACTTGCCGCTGCCCGTGCGGCACTGCATGACCTGATGACAGGAAAACGGGTGGCAACGGTACAGAAAGACGGACGGCGAGTGGAGTTTACGACCACTTCCGTGTCTGACCTGAAAAAATACATTGCTGAGCTGGAAGTGCAGACCGGCATGACACAGCGACGCAGGGGACCTGCAGGATTTTATGTATGAAAATGTCCACCATTCCCACCCTTCTGGGGCCGGACGGCATGACATCGCTGCGTGAATATGCCGGTTATCACGGCGGTGGCAGCGGATTTGGTGGGCAGTTGCGGGCGTGGAACCCACCGGGTGAAAGTGTGGATGCAGCCCTGCTGCCCAACTTTACCCGTGGCAATGCCCGCGCAGACGATCTGGTACGCAATAACGGCTATGCCGCCAACGCCATCCAGTTGCATCAGGATCATATCGTCGGGTCTTTTTTCCGGCTCAGTCATCGCCCAAGCTGGCGCTATCTGGGCATCGGGGAGGAAGAAGCCCGTGCCTTTTCCCGCGAGGTTGAAGCGGCATGGAAAGAGTTTGCCGAAGATGACTGTTGCTGCATTGACGTTGAGCGAAAACGCACGTTTACCATGATGATTCGGGAAGGTGTGGCCATGCACGCCTTTAACGGTGAACTGTTCGTTCAGGCCACCTGGGATACCCGTCCCTCGCGACTGTTCCGGACACAGTTCCGGATGGTCAGCCCGAAGCGCATCAGCAACCCGAACAATACCAGCGACAGCCGGAACTGCCGTGCCGGTGTGCAGATTAATGACAGCGGTGCGGCGCTGGGATATTACGTCAGCGAGGACGGGTATCCTGGCTGGATGCCGCAGAAATGGACATGGATACCCCGCGAGTTACCCGGCGGTCGTGCTTCGTTCATTCACGTCTTTGAACCCGTGGAGGACGGGCAGACCCGCGGTGCAAATGTGTTTTACAGCGTGATGGAGCAGATGAAGATGCTCGACACGCTGCAGAACACGCAGCTGCAGAGCGCCATTGTGAAGGCGATGTATGCCGCCACCATTGAGAGTGAGCTGGATACGCAGTCAGCGATGGATTTTATTCTGGGCGCGAACAGTCAGGAGCAGCGGGAAAGGCTGACCGGCTGGATTGGTGAAATTGCCGCGTATTACGCCGCAGCACCGGTCCGTCTGGGAGGCGCAAAAGTGCCGCACCTGATGCCGGGGGACTCACTGAACCTGCAGACGGCTCAGGACACGGATAACGGCTACTCCGTGTTTGAGCAGTCACTGCTGCGGTATATCGCTGCCGGGCTGGGTGTCTCGTATGAGCAGCTTTCCCGGAATTACGCCCAGATGAGCTACTCCACGGCACGGGCCAGTGCGAACGAGTCGTGGGCGTACTTTATGGGGCGGCGAAAATTCGTCGCATCCCGTCAGGCGAGCCAGATGTTTCTGTGCTGGCTGGAAGAGGCCATCGTTCGCCGCGTGGTGACGTTACCTTCAAAAGCGCGCTTCAGCTTTCAGGAAGCCCGCAGTGCCTGGGGGAACTGCGACTGGATAGGCTCCGGTCGTATGGCCATCGATGGTCTGAAAGAAGTTCAGGAAGCGGTGATGCTGATAGAAGCCGGACTGAGCACCTACGAGAAAGAGTGCGCGAAACGCGGTGACGACTATCAGGAAATTTTTGCCCAGCAGGTCCGTGAAACGATGGAGCGCCGCGCAGCTGGTCTTAAACCGCCCGCCTGGGCGGCTGCGGCATTTGAATCCGGGCTGCGACAATCAACAGAGGAGGAGAAGAGTGACAGCAGAGCTGCGTAATCTCCCGCATATTGCCAGCATGGCTTTTAATGAGCCGCTGATGCTTGAACCCGCCTATGCGCGGGTTTTCTTTTGTGCGCTTGCAGGCCAGCTTGGGATCAGCCGCCTGACGGATGCAGTATCCGGCGACAGCCTGACTGCCGGAGAGGCACCCGCGGCGCTGGCGTTATCCGGTGATGATGACGGACCACGACAGGCCCGGAGTTATCAGGTCATGAACGGCATCGCCGTGCTGCCGGTGTCCGGTACGCTGGTCAGCCGGACGCGGGCGCTGCAGCCGTATTCGGGAATGACCGGTTACAACGGCATTATCGCCCGTCTGCAACAGGCTGCCAGCGATCCGATGGTGGACGGCATTCTGCTCGATATGGACACACCGGGCGGGATGGTGGCGGGAGCATTTGACTGTGCTGACATCATCGCCCGTGTGCGAGACATAAAACCGGTATGGGCGCTGGCCAACGACATGAACTGCAGTGCAGGTCAGCTGCTTGCCAGCGCCGCCTCCCGGCGTCTGGTCACGCAGACCGCCCGGACAGGCTCCATCGGCGTCATGATGGCTCACAGTAATTACGGTGCTGCCCTGGAGAAACAGGGCGTGGAAATCACGCTGATTTACAGCGGCAGCCATAAGGTGGATGGCAACCCCTACAGCCATCTACCGGGTGATGTCCGGGAAACACTGCAGTCCCGGATGGATGCAACCCGCCGGATGTTTGCGCAGAAGGTGTCGGCATATACCGGCCTGTCCGTGCAGGCTGTGCTGGATACCGAGGCTGCAGTGTACAGCGGTCAGGAGGCCATTGATGCCGGACTGGCTGATGAACTTGTCAACAGCACCGATGCGATCACCGTTATGCGTGATGCACTGGATGCACGTAAATCCCGTCTCTCAGGAGGGCGAATGACCAAAGAGACTCAATCAACAACTGTTTCAGCCACTGCTTCGCAGGCTGACGTTACTGGCGTGGTGCCAGCGACGGAGGGCGAAAACGCCAGCGCGGCGCAGCCGGACGTGAACGCGCAGATCACCGCTGCGGTTGCGGCAGAAAACAGCCGCATTATGGGGATCCTCAACTGTGAGGAGGCTCACGGACGCGAAGAACAGGCCCGCGTGCTGGCAGAAACCCCCGGTATGACCGTGGAAACGGCCCGCCGCATTCTGGCCGCAGCACCACAGAGTGCACAGGCGCGCAGTGATACTGCGCTGGATCGTCTGATGCAGGGGGCACCGGCACCGCTGGCTGCAGGTAACCCGGCATCTGATGCCGTTAACGATTTGCTGAACACACCAGTGTAAGGGATGTTTATGACGAGCAAAGAAACCTTTACCCATTACCAGCCGCTGGGCAACAGTGACCCGGCTCATACCGCAACCGCGCCCGGCGGATTGAGTGCGAAAGCGCCTGCAATGACCCCGCTGATGCTGGACACCTCCAGCCGTAAGCTGGTTGCGTGGGATGGCACCACCGACGGTGCTGCCGTTGGCATTCTTGCGGTTGCTGCTGACCAGACCAGCACCACGCTGACGTTCTACAAGTCCGGCACGTTCCGTTATGAGGATGTGCTCTGGCCGGAGGCTGCCAGCGACGAGACGAAAAAACGGACCGCGTTTGCCGGAACGGCAATCAGCATCGTTTAACCTGACCCTTCATCACTAAAGGCCGCCTGTGCGGCTTTTTTTACGGGATTTTTTTATGTCGATGTACACAACCGCCCAACTGCTGGCGGCAAATGAGCAGAAATTTAAGTTTGATCCGCTGTTTCTGCGTCTCTTTTTCCGTGAGAGCTATCCCTTCACCACGGAGAAAGTCTATCTCTCACAAATTCCGGGACTGGTAAACATGGCGCTGTACGTTTCGCCGATTGTTTCTGGTGAGGTTATCCGTTCCCGTGGCGGCTCCACCTCTGAATTTACGCCGGGATATGTCAAGCCGAAGCATGAAGTGAATCCGCAGATGACCCTGCGTCGCCTGCCGGATGAAGATCCGCAGAATCTGGCGGACCCGGCTTACCGCCGCCGTCGCATCATCATGCAGAACATGCGTGACGAAGAGCTGGCCATTGCTCAGGTCGAAGAGATGCAGGCAGTTTCTGCCGTGCTCAAGGGCAAATACACCATGACCGGTGAAGCCTTCGATCCGGTTGAGGTGGATATGGGCCGCAGTGCGGCGAACAACATCACGCAGTCCGGCGGCACGGAGTGGAGCAAGCGTGACAAGTCCACGTATGACCCGACCGACGATATCGAAGCCTACGCGCTGAACGCCAGCGGCGTGGTGAATATCATCGTGTTTGACCCGAAAGGCTGGGCGCTGTTCCGTTCCTTCAAAGCCGTCAGGGAGAAGCTGGATACCCGTCGCGGCTCTCATTCCGAACTGGAGACAGCGGTAAAAGACCTGGGCAAAGCGGTGTCTTATAAGGGAATGTATGGCGATGTGGCCATCGTCGTGTATTCCGGACAGTACGTGGAAAACGGCGTCAAAAAGAACTTCCTGCCGGACAACACGATGGTGCTGGGGAACACTCAGGCACGCGGTCTGCGCACCTATGGCTGCATTCAGGATGCGGACGCACAGCGCGAAGGCATTAACGCCTCTGCCCGTTACCCGAAAAACTGGGTGACCACCGGCGATCCGGCGCGTGAGTTCACCATGATTCAGTCAGCACCGCTGATGCTGCTGGCTGACCCTGATGAGTTCGTGTCCGTACAACTGGCGTAATCATGGCCCTTCGGGGCCATTGTTTTTCTGTGGAGGAGTCCATGACGAAAGATGAACTGATTGCCCGTCTCCGCTCGCTGGGTGAACAACTGAACCGTGATGTCAGCCTGACGGGGACGAAAGAAGAACTGGCGCTCCGTGTGGCAGAGCTGGAAGAGGAGCTTGATGACACGGATGAAACTGCCGGTCAGGACACCCCTCTCAGCCGGGAAAATGTGCTGACCGGACATGAAAATGAGGTGGGATCAGCGCAGCCGGATACCGTGATTCTGGATACGTCTGAACTGGTCACGGTCGTGGCACTGGTGAAGCTGCATACTGATGCACTTCACGTCACGCGGGATGAACCTGTGGCATTTGTGCTGCCGGGAACGGCGTTTCGTGTCTCTGCCGGTGTGGCAGCCGAAATGACAGAGCGCGGCCTGGCCAGAATGCAATAACGGGAGGCGCTGTGGCTGATTTCGATAACCTGTTCGATGCTGCCATTGCCCGCGCCGATGAAACGATACGCGGGTACATGGGAACGTCAGCCACCATGACATCCGGTGAGCGGTCCGGCGCAGTAATACGTGGTGTTTTTGATGACCCTGAAAATATCAGCTATGCCGGACAGGGCGTGCGCGTTGAAGGCTCCAGCCCGTCCCTGTTTGTCCGGACTGATGATGTGCGGCAACTGCGGCGTGGTGACACGCTGACCATTAACGGCGAGATGTTCTGGGTGGACCGTGTTTCTCCGGATGACGGAGGGAGTTGTTATCTCTGGCTCAACCGTGGGCAACCACCGGCAGTTAACCGGCGACGATAAACGCAGGGTGAATTATGGCGATAAAAGGGCTTGATCAGGCGATTGAAAATCTGAGCCGGGTTCGTAAAAACGCCATTCCGGCGGCTTCAGCAATGGCCATTAACCGCGTGGCCACAACGGCGATTAATCAGTCTTCATCACAGGTTGCCCGGGAGACAAAGGTACGCCGGAAACTGGTAAAGGAACGGTCCAGACTGAAACGGGCCACGGTCAGAAATCCGAATGCCAGAATTATCGTTAAACGCGGTGATCTCCCTGTGATTAAGCTGGGGATCAGGATGCTGGGCCGTCGTCCGGACAGCATACTTAAAGCTGGTCAGCATCGGTATCAGCGGGCATTTATCCAGCGATTAAAAAATGGTCGCTGGCATGTCATGCAGCGTGTGGCCGGGAAAAACCGTTACCCCATTGATGTGGTGAAAATCCCGATGGCGGCCCCACTGAAACAGGCGTTTGATGAGAATATTGACCGTATCCGGCGTGAACGTCTGCCCGGAGAACTGGCATACGCGCTGAAACAACAACTTAGGATTGCGATAAAACGATGAAACATACTGATATCCGTGCGGCAGTGCTGGATGCACTGGAGCTGCATGAACACGGGGCGACGCTGTTTGATGGTCGCCCCGTTGTTTTTGACGAAGAGGATTTTCCGGCCGTCGCGGTTTATCTGACGGATGCAGAGTATACCGGTGAAGAGCTGGATGCAGATACCTGGCGGGCCACACTGCATATTGAGGTGTTTTTACCGGCACAGGTACCGGATTCGGAGCTTGATCAGTGGATGGAAAGCCGGATTTATCCGGCGGTGACTGCGATCCCGGCACTGGCAGACCTGATTACGACGATGGTTACGCAGGGCTATGAGTATCGTCGTGATGACGATATGGCGTTATGGAGTTCTGCGGATCTGACTTATTCCATTACATACGAGATGTGAGGACGATATGGCAACACCAAATCCCCTTGAGCCGGTAAAAGGTGCCGGTACCACTCTGTGGGTTTACAACGGCAAGGGTGATGCTTATGCAAACCCGTTGTCAGACGATGACTGGCAGCGACTGGCTAAGGTGAAGGATCTGACGCCGGGCGAGATGACGGCAGAACCCTACGATGATAACTACCTGGATGATGAAGACGCGGACTGGACCGCGACCGGGCAGGGGCAGAAGTCTGCAGGAGATACCAGTTTTACGCTGGCCTGGAAACCGGGAGAAGAAGGTCAGAAAGGGCTTATAGGCTGGTTTGAAAGCGGGGATGTGCGGGCCTATAAAATCCGTTTCCCAAATGGCACGGTGGATGTGTTCCGTGGCTGGGTCAGCAGTATCGGTAAGGCCGTGACGGCGAAAGAAGTGATCACCCGCACGGTGAAAGTCACTAACGTGGGCAAACCTTCCGTGGCGGAAGAACGCAGCGAAATTACGCCGGCCACTGCAATTAAGGTGACACCGACATCCGGTACGGTGGCAAAAGGGAAAACAACCACCCTGACTGTTTCTTTTGAGCCGGAAAGTGCAACCGACAAGACGTTCAGAGCGGTTTCCGCCGATCCGTCGAAAGCCACCATTAGTGTGAAAGATATGACAATTACGGTAAACGGCGTGGCGACAGGTAAGGTGCAGATCCCTGTGGTGAGCGGAAATGGTCAGTTCGCCGCAGTGGCTGAAGTCACCGTTACTGAAGCGGGCGCTGCAGGGTAAACGGAGGTAATACATGTTTCTGAAAACAGAACAATTTGAATATAACGGTGTGTCCGTCACGCTTTCCGAATTGTCTGCGCTGCAGCGGTTTGATTATATAAAGTTTGTTTCAGACGCAGAACAACAGGAGACAACGAAGCATGATGTCGTGCACATTAACCAGCGATATCTGGAAACGGCATCCCTGCTTGTGGCGATGTCGCTATGGCATTCCCATTCCCTCAAAGGCACTCTGGCCTCTCCGGAGACAGAGATGCAGCAGATCCGCCGTGAAGTGATGCTGGGATGGCCTGCTGATGCACTGAATCAGGCAACGAACCGGGTGCTTTATCTTTCAGGTATGCTGGATAACCGGCACGATGCCGATCCTGAACAAACCGGTAAAGCAGAAGCGACTGAGTCGGTAACATCAAAAAAGCATTCGAAGGCGAGCTGAACTTTGTCCTGAAACTGGCGCGAGAGATGGGGAGACCCGACTGGCGCGCCATGCTTGCCGGGATGACATCCACCGAATATGCCGACTGGCGACGTTTTTACTGCACGCATTATTTTCAGGATACCCAACTGGACGCTCATTTTTCCGGGCTGATGTACGCCGTACTCAGCCTGTTTTTTGGCGATCCGGATATGCATCCGGCGGATTTCAGTCTGCTTGCTCCAGCGTGTGAGGAAGAGCAGACGGAGATGCCGGACGAGGAAGAAATGCTGATGCAGAAAGCGACAGGAGTTGCCGGAGGCGTCCGGTTCGGAGGGGACGGAGGGCGCGATATTTCACCTTCTGCGGATGTGGTGGATGTCAGCGAGGATGATGTTGCATTAATGATGGCTTCAGCGGGGATTTCCGGAGGTGTGAGATATGTCCCAGCCAGCGGGTGATCTGGTTATTGATTTGAGTCTGGATGCGGCCCGGTTTGATGAACAGATGGCCCGGGTACGCCGTCATTTTTCCAGTCTGGAGGCGGATGCCAGAAAAACCGCCAGTACTGTTGAACAGGGGCTGAGCCGACAGGCGCTGGCGGCACAAAAAGCCGGGATATCAGTCGGACAGTATAAGGCTGCCATGCGCACACTGCCCGCACAGTTCACGGATATTGTCACTCAGCTTGCCGGTGGTCAGAATCCCTTCCTTATCATGCTGCAGCAGGGGGGGCAGATCAGCGATTCATTCGGTGGACCGCTCAGCCTGCTTACCCTGCTGAAGGAGGAACTTCTCGGGATCAGGGATGCCTCTGAATCATCAGAGGAGTCGCTGTCAGATACGGCAAATGCACTGGCTGAAAATGCCCGGAATGCCGGTGAGCTGGGACGATTTATGTCGGTGGCCCGTGTGGCGGCAGGTGGCGGGGTTGCCGTACTGGCCGCGCTTGCTGCCGCCGCCTGGCAGGCAGAGCAGGCTGACCGGGCCTTATTGCGTTCACTGATCCTGACCGGAGGGGCGGCTGCCACCACAACGGCAGAATTGTGGAAAATGGCCGGGGTGATCAGCGATGAAGCCGGTGGTGGTATCAGACAGGCGGCAGAAAATCTGGCCCGTCTGGCAGAAAGCGGGAAATATACCGCCGGGCAGCTACGGATCATGGGGGAAACCTCTCAGAGATGGCTGCAGACGGTGGGGGACGATGCCGGGAAGGTGGAAAAAGCCTTTGAAGGGATTGCAGCAGATCCGGTGAAGGCGCTGGCCTCCCTGAATCAGCAGTATAACTTCCTGAGCGTTTCCCAGTTACGCCATATTGATGAGCTTGAGCGCACGAAAGGTAAACAGGTTGCGGTGACGGAGGCGATGTCCCTGTTTGCGGATGTCATGAATGCACGTCTGGAGCAACTTGATAAAGCGGCCACGCCGGTGGAAAAAATCTGGGACGATGTTAAAACCTGGACTTCTGACGCATGGGCATGGATAGGTGATCATACACTGGGGGCACTCAGTCTGATCACTGACGTGGTGGCCGGAACCGTTGAACAAGTGAAGCTGCTGCTTGTGCAGGGGGATCTGGCGCTGGCTGAATTTATTCAGTCAGCCTGGGAAACGACAAAGAATGTGCCCGGCGTTGGTGCGTTGTTTGGTGAACTGGCAGAAGAGAACCGCGTATTTATTGAGAAAACAAAACGCGATGAACTGGCGCTGAGAAAATCCATTGCGGAACGGGATGCGCGTATACGCCAGGGGGAAATGGGGTACATCAACCGCTCGCGTGCAACAGGCGTCAGCAAAGGTCCGGGGCAGCAGGAAGCCGTCAGCCGTCTGGCTGAAGAGCTGACAGGTAAAAAGCATACATCACCGAAAACGCGCTCTGCCGGGGAGAGGGAAGAGGAGCAGGCAAGAGAGGCTCTGCTTGCCCTTGAAGCTGAGCTCAGGACGCTGGAAAAACACAGCGGTGCGAATGAGAAAATCAGCCGGCAGCGCCGTGATTTATGGAAGGCGGAAAGTCAGTATGCGGTCCTGAAAGAGGCTGCCACGAAACGACAGTTATCTGAGCAGGAAAAATCCCTGCTGGCGCATAAAGACGAGACGCTGGAGTACAAACGCCAGCTGGCTGAGCTGGGCGACAAGGTTGAATACCAGAAACGCCTGAATGAGCTGGCACAGCAGGCGGTGCGGTTTGAAGAGCAGCAGAGCGCGAAGCAGGCCGCCATCAGCGCAAAAGCCCGCGGTCTCACTGACCGTCAGGCGCAGCGGGAGTCTGAAGCGCAGCGTCTTCGGGACGTGTACGGTGATAATCCGGCTGCGCTGGCGAAGGCCACATCGGCACTGAAGAACACCAGGTCTGCGGAGGAGCAGCTTCGTGGAAGCTGGATGGCCGGGCTGAAGTCCGGCTGGGGCGAGTGGGCGGAAAGTGCGACGGACAGTTTTTCGCAGGTTAAAAGTGCTGCCACGCAGACCTTTGACGGTATTGCACAGAATATGGCGGCGATGCTGACCGGTGCAGAGGCAGACTGGCGGGGATTCACCCGTTCGGTGCTGTCCATGATGACAGAAATCCTGCTTAAACAGGCCATGGTGGGCATTGTCGGGCGTATCGGCAGCGCCATTGGCGGTGCTTTCGGTGGTGGTGCATCTGCTTCCTCGGGGACGGCCATTCAGGCTGCGGCGGCGAACTTCCATTTCGCGATCGGAGGATTTACGGGGACGGGCGGCAAATATGAGCCTGCGGGAATTGTTCATCGCGGGGAGTTTGTTTTCACGAAAGAGGCAACCAGCCGGATAGGTGTGGGGAATCTTTACCGTCTGATGCGCGGCTATGCGGAAGGTGGTTATGTGGGTGGTGCCGGAAGTCCGGCGCAGATGCGGCGGGCGGAAGGTATTAATTTTAATCAGAACAATCACGTGGTGATTCAGAACGACGGCACCAACGGACAGGCGGGGCCGCAGCTGATGAAGGCGGTGTATGACATGGCCCGCAAGGGGGCGCAGGATGAGCTCCGGCTGCAGTTGCGTGATGGCGGTATGTTATCGGGGAGCGGGCGATGAAAACCTTTCGCTGGAAAGTGAAGCCGGATATGGAGGTGAACTCGCAGCCATCGGTGCGTGAAGTGCGTTTTGGTGACGGGTACTCACAGCGTATGGCGGCAGGGCTGAATGCTGACCTGAAAACATACCGTGTGACGCTTTCCGTGACCCGGGAGGAGGCCCGGCATCTGGAAGCGTTCCTGGCAGAGCACGGAGGCTGGAAGGCATTTTTGTGGAAGCCACCCTATGCATACCGGCAGATAAAGGTGACCTGTGCCGGGTGGTCTGCGCGGGTCGGGATGTTGCGCGTTGAGTTCAGCGCGGAGTTTAAGCAGGTGGTGAACTGATGCAGGATATTCACGAAGAAAGTCTGAACGAGTCGGTTAAATCAGAGCAGTCACCGCGGGTGGTACTCTGGGAAATCGACCTGACGGCGCAGGGCGGTGAGCGGTATTTTTTCTGCAATGAGCTGAATGAAAAAGGGGAGGCGGTTACCTGGCAGGGGCGGCAATATCAGGCATACCCGATTGACGGCAGTGGCTTTGAGATGAACGGGAAGGGCAGCAGTGCCAGACCGTCGCTGACGGTGTCGAATCTGTTTGGTCTGGTCACCGGGATGGCGGAGGACCTGCAGAGCCTGGTGGGGGCCACGGTGGTCCGCCGCCGGGTGTATGCCCGTTTTCTGGATGCGGTGAATTTTGTGGCAGGCAATCCTGAGGCAGACCCTGAGCAGGAGCTGACGGACCGGTGGGTGGTGGAGCAGATGTCATCGCTGACGGCCATGACGGCCTCGTTTGTGCTGGCGACACCGACGGAGACGGACGGAGCGCTGTTTCCCGGTCGCATTATGCTGGCGAATACCTGTATGTGGGATTACCGGGGAGATGAATGCGGGTATAACGGTCCTGCGGTGGCGGATGAGTTCGACAACCCCACCACGGATATCCGTAAGGACAGATGCAGCAAGTGCATGCGCGGGTGTGAGATGCGCGGCATGGTGGCTAATTTTGGCGGTTTCCTTTCCATCAATAAACTTTCGCAGTAAATCCTGTTTTATGACACAGACTGAATCAGCGATTCTGGTGCATGCCCGGCGGTGTGCGCCTGCGGAGTCGTGCGGCTTCGTGATAGGCACCCCGGAGGGCGAACGGTACCAGCCCTGCGTGAATATCTCCGCAGAGCCGGAGGCGTATTTTCGTATTGCGCCGGAAGACTGGCTGCAGGCAGAGATGCAGGGGGAGATTGTGGCGCTGGTTCACAGCCACCCTGGTGGTCTGCCCTGGCTGAGCGAGGCCGACCGGCGGCTGCAGATAAAGAGTGCCCTGCCCTGGTGGCTGGTCTGCCGGGGGGAAATTCATAAATTCCGCTGTGTGCCGCACCTGACCGGGCGTCGTTTTGAGCACGGGGTGACGGACTGTTACACCCTGTTCCGGGATGCATACCATCTGGCGGGGATAACGCTGCCGGATTTTGAGCGTGAGGATGACTGGTGGCGCAACGGTCAGAACCTTTACCTGGACAATATGGCGGCGACTGGTTTTTACCGGGTGCCCCTGTCCTCTGCACAGGCGGGCGATATCCTGCTGTGCTGCTTTGGCGCATCGGTGGCCAATCATGCCGCCATATACTGCGGCAACGGTGAACTGCTTCACCATCTGCCTGAACAACTGAGTAAACGGGAGAGGTATTCTGAAAAATGGCAACGACGAACGCATTCTGTCTGGCGTCACCGCCACTGGCACGCATCTGCCTTCACGGGGATTTGCAACGATTTGGCCGCCGCCTCAGCCTGTACGTGAACACGGCAGCGGAAGCCATCCGTGCCCTGTCGCTGCAGATGCCGGGATTCCGCCGTCAGATGAACGAAGGCTGGTACCAGATACGTATTCGCGGTGAGGACACGGCACCGGAGGCGGTGTACGCCCGTCTTCACGAACCTCTGGGTGAGGGAGCGGTCATCCATATTGTGCCGCGACTGGCCGGAGCCGGAAAGGGTGGACTGCAGATTGTGCTGGGGGCGCAGCCATCGTGGGCTCTTTCTTCACGCGGGGCATCATGGCGTTATGGGGTTCAGCCC